TTATCTAGTGTATTCCACTGCCGTATCTCATATCTATCTATCTTGTATTTGTTGTATTGTTTAAATACCTGTAAGTCATAACCACCGTTATTATGCAATACAAACTCATTGTAATCTCTTACAATCTTATGCATTGTATTTAACCGGGTATCTATACCAAGTATCTGCTGTACTAAATCAACACAATCACCACCCTTATCTGTAGAAAAATCTTTGTAGTAGTATTTCTCTCTATCTTGTTTAAAATAGATACACATACTAGGAGTTCTTTCACTAGGGTTAAAGATAGATTTAATTTTAATGTCTTGACCAGTTAACTTCTGATCTAATCTACAATAATGCTCAAATACCCATGTAATAGGTACTGACTTTATATCCGGAATTAGGATCTTGGTACTAATCATAACTGCAATAATAAAAAAGGGGGACCATATAATCCCCCTTTTATATAATAAACTTTAAAACTTAAAACTCAAATCCTGTAGATGTATCAGAACCTGTGGTAAAAGGATTAGTATCACCAAATGATGCTACTGTTTCTACCTTAGCTTTCTTGATATGCAACTCAGGGTTGTAAGAGATTAATTTACTTGGGCTTGCAGCTGCAGATTCCAATGCATAGGCCTCTTTGCTAGACTTTGGTAAGAACAAATCATAGTTGATATAACCATTCTTCTCATACTCTTTACCATTGAGACACATGTTAAATAAGGTATCATCAGAAATGATTGTACCGGCTGCTTTAACAAAATCTTCAATGGTGGCAAACTTACCATCTGCTTCTTCAAACCACTCAAGTTTATTTCCGGCAATACATAATTGCTGTATTGCACGTAAAATACTTAAATCTCTACTGATCTTGATACCAGTTTTGGTTTCACCATCAGAGAAAGGATAAAAGCTAAACTTAACTTTACCAATCTGACCCTTGTAACGGGCACCATTAGGCTTGTCTTTGTCTACTAAGAATCCTTCAAATTCTGATCCCATATCAGGACCTTCTACATTAAGAATCAGGTGGTATGCACCTGCTTTGTAACTTACACTCTCTAATCCAATAGAGTTAATTTTTACGGTGTGTTCACCGGGGCTCAGGGTTTTCTTTGGCGAGCTACTTGTAGCTTGCACGTCTTTAGTGCTAATCATGGTTATTAATTTTCGTAGTTAATTATTGCTTGTTTTACAAATTCTAAATCATTGGGAATCTCAAAGGACTCAAACATACCGGCTGGTGACTTACATGTATTCTCACCATTGTTCTGGGTCTCAAATACATAGTTTATATTACCATCCTTATCTTTCTTTACTTTACCAAATAAAACTATGGAGTATAGTCCCTCCAAAGTTAAACTGTTGTCTACTAATTTACCAATTGTTTTTGCTTTAAATCTTCTTCTGCCTTCTAAGTCTTGAGACTCTTCTGCATGAGTTAAGAAAAATACATGTAGGTCCTCACGTAGTACAATAGGAAGTTTTGCAATGCTTGCCATGTTTTTGGCAATGCTAGTAAATTTATCATAGCCTTTTTCTTCAGCCCTTTCAAAATACTCAAATGCAAAAATGTACTGAAAATCATCTATTACAATGTTTTTAATTTCAGGTCTTTTCTCACTAACATATTTAAGACAAGCCTCAATTTCTTTAGCAATGGGTCTTGTATACATGTTACCACTCTGGTCTTCCCTACTCCAGATTTTGTACTTAGACTTCCATCCTTTAAAAGGAAGTGGTTTGTTTGCAACGTTAATAATAAATGTTTCTTTTGGGTCCAGGTTTGCAATACTTGTGCTTTTACCTGCACCACTCTCTGCGATGATTAAGATACTTGATGCCATATTACTTTGATTTTATAATTTCATTTAACCATTGCTTGTTACTAACAGGCTTCTTCAGCATGATAGCAGCAAGATCTCTAATTGTAAGCATATTAAAAGGCTCATCTGTGGGACCTAAATCCAATGATGGCAATTTAATTTCTTTTTGTGCAGCAGCCTGTTGCACAATTCTAAGTTCCGCAACAGGGATCATGTATCTCTCTTGAATGCTTTCTGTAGCTTCAATGACATCATACTCTGTTCTCCAGTGTGGATTAAATACCCATTTGTACAATGTACGCTTGGGATCTTCAGGAATGTACTCACTGCTAATAAATTCAGTGTATACATTCTTAGGCACCTCATAATACTCTGCTCTCTCTAACTCAGAGGCAAAGAATGTAATGTGCTTCTCATCTTTTGTGGCTGGTTTGTAAGCCATCTTTGGAATAAATAAAGGTTCAGATACATTCTCCTGCATGAATTTTTCCATTTGGTGTTCATACAAGTCTTGTATCCTCTTCTTTCTTTCTTCCGTACTAAGTTTCTGTGTTGATTTTGTGCTTATCATACGGTTTTAATTCTTCTTTCTTGTGTTGCTGGTGTCTCCATTTCTGTTACACTCATCTTTTCAAATTGGGCCTTAAAAAATGACATACGGTTATCACCATTTCTTGCTTTAAGAAAGTGCATAACCAAAGTCTTATCATCTTCAATGATATATCTATCAGGTCCATAGTATTTAATTTTTTGTTTTGCGGGTCTATTAAGACCTACTACTAAATCAGCGTGCTGTAATAGAGCATCACCACCAAAGATATCAGAGTCAAGTATGTAGTTACCATACTTACCATCTTCATTTCTTTCCGGTGACTCTACACTTCTGTTTAACTGACTAAGAACAATCATAGTAATTGGGTATACTCTCTTTATCTCAGTAAGCATCTCACCAAACTCATATAACATCTCGTATTTGTCTCTATGGTATGGGGCTTTCTTTAATAGGATACTGTGGTCCAATGTAATAATTGTCTTTGTCTGATATTCATTGATGTATTTATCTACTATATCACGCATCTCATTTACAGTACAAGGTTGTTCAACTGTGTCAATAGGATAGTGCACCTTCTGTTTTGCTAACTCATAACACTGAGCTAGCTCTTCATTGGTAAGCTTATTGTTCTCTGCACTACACAGATACTTGTAAGTCTTACCTAAACTTGCACTAAAATCACGCAGACATGAAGTCTGCATAATCATCTCAAAGCTGAACTCTAGTACTCTAAACTGTGTATCTGGGTTAAGAGCAAATGCTTCCCGGATAATCTGGTCTTTAATCAAAGTTTTACCAGCACCTGGTCTACCACCAATTACATTAAGTGTGTTCCACTCAATACCATTAGTAGTAGCATCATTAAATTTAGCCCAGGGTGTCTGTATGGATTTAATAACTCCATCAGATCTACCCTTCATGTACTCTAAAGCTTTCTTAAAGCCATCTTTTCTAGGAATCCATAACTCTTTTGTCATACTACTCTTTCTTTAAAATGATCATCATCATCCATATCTACACCATCTATTAGCATTGCACAATAGTTTGCCAGTTCTGACATTTTGGATTTATCCGGTTGTGTCTTACTGATAAAGTACTGTGATGTTTGCATGTATAGATAATTCTTCTTCTCATACTCGTCTACATAGTGAGCCGTTGCTTTAAGAACAGTGTCCCAAGAATACTCAAAGGTTTTAAAGAACCATCTGAAGTTACTCTCTATATTCTTCTTATCTGATCTAGCTAGTTTACCGCTTGGTAGTTTACGTTTAGGGAATAGGTCCAGATACTTGACTATGTTCTCTTTAAAATCATCACCGGCAATTACTTTACTTGTCTCCTCTTTCTTTACATGAAAGAACTCATCTATCTTATCAAGGAGTTCAATGGCAGCTGGGAGTAGTTCCCACTTATCATTTACTAAACCTTTAAACTTGAGTTCTCTTCCCTCTGCATATGGATTAATAGCAGTAGGTTGTATTTTATTCCGGAGACAATGTAGCATGTAATGCTGATTAGGAGTTATCTTATTCTGAATCAGAATATTGAATATCTCTTCCATACATTTTATTTATTATCTCTCGTTTAACAGAATTATATACAGTTAAGAAGCGGTTATCATTTATAGATAATAAGTCACTTGCTTTTCTTATAGAGTATATAACGGTACTATGATCCTTATCAAGAAACCTTGCTATTTCACTAGGTCCATAATTAAGATCTTTACAAATCTTACAGAATGCCTGTGAGTGAATAACTGTATCCTCTCTTCTAGATTTCTTTTTAGCCGGCTTTTTATAATGCAGTGCACTATACTTAACCAGGTGTCTATTAATAATTTCAGCTGCTTCCGGTATTGTAAGCCTATTTATATTATCTGCAGGAGATAATACAATTAGTTTAATGCCGTGTTTTTCCTGAAATTGCTTTTTAAATTTTGCAATTTCTTCCTCTACTTCTTCACTTTTTATTGTTTCTTTCATAGTTGGTTTGTATATTAATAGTGGGAGTACAAATATAACCCACTAACATCGTATCCACAAGAACCTATCTAGAAATCTGTATATCTTTTGACAACTTCTATCATTCATAGTTTTAATTTAGGTGGGGATGCCTTCCTCTATCTGCAGGTTTCCAAAGATGGGTTATCTCAGAGGGAGGCTAACCCTTTTTAATCATGGCAACAAACGTTATTGACAGAATTAAAATCTGGGCCAGTCCTGCAATTGTCTCAAT